AGTAAAGGAGCTTCATTTTGTCATTCAGCGCCATGGTAGTAATGTAAACGCAGCTGATAAGACTCTCCAGGGGAACTTTGTAACCCCATTCGACTATGATAACACATCAAATGTTGAAAACGGGAAGTTGATTCTGTACGAGAATTTAGATCATCTCACGTTACAATTTGATGGTGAAGATATAATCACGAAGGATACAGGGAATGTCATCTTTTTAAAGGCGATCCAGGGAGCTATTCACCATTCGAAAACGCAACTCATCAGGCGATTCTATTCGTACAGTTTCGCATTACAACCAGAAGAATGGTATCCAACCGGCCAAATAAATTTCAATTTGATAAAAGAGCCAATTTTGAACCTAAGTATGACATCGTGTCCAGATTTCGCACGACAAATTCGTGTGTACGCCACAAGTTACAACGTTTTAAGGGTGTGTGGGGGAAAATCCGAAACACTTTTTAATTATAAGTATTAAATAGAATGAAGACTGGATTCGATAACGATGTCCAACAGGCCAATAAACAGGCGGAAGACTACATGAATGCTATGGTTGATATTGTCATGCCAGTTCTTGAGCAGAGTGTAGTACTCGCAGCAGAGTATTCTAAAGCTTGTGGAAGAAATGTAATTCTTTCAGAAGACGTGGAATACTCATCTAGGTATTGTGCGATGCATAAGGTTGGTCAGGCGACAGGAAGTTTGTTTCCGGATGTCTATGACGAGGATGATTCCGATGGAGAGGATTTCGAGGTTGTTCCAGATAATGAATTACCCACATTTGAGCGTTACGCAGGAAACGATCCTAGGTACATTCAAATGAACCAGGCGTACGATACCTGGGATGCATGGGAACCGCGCAATCCAGCCGAGCAAATCTTAAAAAACGCTATTAATAAGAATGACACTATGGGAACCTGATGGTTGGAATTTTTCAGATACGAAAACTAAACTAACCATATTGGCAAGCGATGGGGATTCAGATACAGACTCCTCCGATGATGAGCCGTTATTCACAAAATCTAAAATACTCAGGAAAAGTAGATACAAGAAAATTGATAAAGAAGAGTTACTTCCAGAGTAAAATATTTTCCCATGGTATAGTATACAAATCACAATGAAGGCTGCTCTTAAGACTGTCAATCTTGTCACTCAGGAACTCGAGACCCAGTCTCTTAACGCGATCGTAGCGGGCTTCTCGTTCGCCGCGGCCATGTCGTGGATGGATGTTGTCCGTTGGACCATCAGCCAGGTCATTAAGGTGCCCAAGAATGGTGGCGCTCAGTATGCGCTCACCGCCGTCCTCACCACTCTCCTCTCGATCGTGGTCTACATGCTTATCTCCAGTGTTTCTACTCGTGTTTCCAAGCCCGCGCAGCCAGTATACGCTGTCTCTCGCTAAACTCTCTTTTTCATAAAAGAGATGAGTAATATACCCAGGAAGGTAATTACACCAATATAAATAAACACCTCACGGTTATAAGGATTCTTAAATTCCTCTGGAATGCTTATTAACGACTTTTCTTCTTTTTTTGGTAAAACCTTATCTACTTCAACCTTTGTAAGGTTCTCTAGCTTATCCGTAGAACATGTCACTTCGAATTTTAATAGATGATCTTGATTCCTGAAATCATATGATATGAGGCGCCCATGGCTCATGTAAAAAAATTCAATTGTTAGCTCCTTTATAAATTTTTGTGAACCGGAATGAAATTGATGCACGAGTGGATCATCCATACCATTAAAGTTTATAACATCTGAACCATTGAGAAGTATATGACCAGTGTAAAATGGTGTAGATGTATACACATCTTGATCAAAACCATCAGATCCGGATGTTACCCTGAGTACTAGAGAATTAGGACCCTTTAGGTTAATAGCACCCGATTTGAGTACTTTATTCGTAGACGCATGATCAATTGAACCAAAACCTAAAACTTGATGTGGGGTCGTCACGGAGGATGAAGTATTCGTGTATCCATTCGTTCCACCACGAAATTCAAATGTGAAATCATTATCACCCGCGATGGTATTAGAGAATACTAGACTATCTGTATCTGTGTCAAATACAACAGAATCTACGTTAGATTCGGGTGGTGCCAGTTTTATGGTGAGATCAGAAGCGAGTTCTGTTCCAGAAGAGTAGTTCGTTTCATCTAAAGTTATTACTGTTCCATCAACACTGAAACTTTTATTTGTTACACACGTTGTCAATTGTGGTGTGGGTATACGAGCAGAAACCAACTTAACTTGAGACACGTCATAAATTGGATTTTCTAAACGAATGACGTATGTATTGGCGTATAGATACACATTCGATTGGCGTTGGCTGCTGTCTATGTTCAAGGTATGGACCTTCATTAAAATATAGGTACAATATTTTAATGAATGTTTTTGTCTATTTCAGTATGAAATTTACTGAGAAAGGCTGTGGGATAAAGGATTATTCTGGAGCTGTGTCTTGGCGATATCAAGACGCCTGGAGTTGGGATTTTCATTACCCTTATAAGCGTTGAACTGATGATACTCGTTATTCTTGTAGTTTTGTGTCCAACCACCACTGGCTGCGTTGACACGACCATCGATGCGGGTCGTATCGGATCGAACCGCAGTAAGCTTACCACCTTGCTTGAGAGCACTCTCACGAACATTCATGCGACCAGCGTTACCCATACGGTTAGGTTTACCACGACGATCTTCGGGGCGGAAACCATACTTCATGAGTTCTTCATTACTCCTAGCGTTAACCTGCGCAGCTGCACTGTTAGTGTACCCACCGACAAAGTTGGTAATACCTGGAGTGGGTTGGTTGTTGTAGATGTACTGTTCATCGTTGCGATCAGTCCTGAACCTTGTGGGATTTTGTACAACAGTCTGAGCGGGTATGAAGCGCCTGGCACCATTGAAACCTAACCCATCTGTGCGAACACCAGTTTCCGAACGGTTGGTGGTCCTCTTAGTTCTTTCATGTTCATTGCGGGGTACGACACCAGACATACCTTGGGCACGTCCGGGCATGACAGGTAAACGACTGGGAAGATGAGCAGTTGTGGCGGGTTTATTATGTGTCAACTCACCAACCTTCGCCGAACGACCACCAGTAACATCTTGAGCGGGACCACTACGCCCTGGCAATGTAGTGAGTCTGTATTCACCGACATTAATTGGGTTAACCCGGAATGACTGTTGGAAGCCACCAACAGCGGGAGTGTGGGCACCGACACCAAGACCAGGACCAACGAGTTGTTTCTCAACCGGGGAAAGATTATTCATCCGACCTCGATCACTCATACGATTACGTAAATCTAAAACTTCTTGACCACCACTGCGCTGTTGCCTGGAGATATCTGCGAAACTTTCAACCTCCCTCTTCTGTGGAGCATCCACTCGGGAGACGAAATCATTATCCTTGAAATCAATAAATTGGGCAGGTGCAGATGGAGATTCTTTGGGACTTTCAGATAAAGGTGTATATTTTTCGGGTTTTTTACTGAGAGAACGTCCAGCATAGACGAGTCCGGCTACGGCGATGAGTGAAACTGGGTCAGCCATTCTTACTTCTTGTTAACATTTTTATTAATATACCTCTGGTCAAATAAACCATTCTGGAGCTCGGCACGAGTACTCGAAGGTTCGTATGATCTGGTACGAAGAGGGACCTTGCAATCCATGTTGGTGAGAGGGAATAGATTACGTTCATAAGTGGGTACGATGACCTTATTGAAACGGGTAGTAGCTTGGGGACGAAGTTGATCGGATGTTTCTATATATTCTGCTGGGGAACCCTTACCAGCCTTGTATGGAGCAGTTCCATACAGCATGGTATTGGGGCGAGAACCATAATTTAATTGACTGGGCTGAGGGTAAACAAACACCTCATCAGTCGCTTTTACACTTGGAAGGGCACCAGCGTTTTCAACAATTGAGAGACCAGGTTGGAGTTGATATGCCATTTATTATTACACGAGAATATTAATCTAACTATAGGTTCCGCCACCACCTCGCACACGACCACCACCTCGGGGACCTCTGATATCCCCATCTCCACCGAGACCAGCGAAAGCCTCTAACTGAACACCACGTGCGTCAGGATTACAATACTTGGAATCACTTTTGCACATGGGTCCATTCTTTGGTCCATATAACCACTCAGCAAATTGTGTTTGATCGCCTGGTATTTGACTCACAGGGTTCGTGACAAATTGCCTTTCTATGGCATTTTTTTGAAATTTGGGTAACGACGTCCTAGAACGCCCCGAATCAAATGGAACACCCTGTGTAACAAATTCGTTAGGTTGTGAGTAATAACACGCCTCTAAACGATTGGGTGCGTCACTGTAATCAGTCATGAGTACGTTACCCATGGGGTTATTACGAGTTGGTTCCTGACAGTTGGAATTTTTTTTCAATGAATGATTAAATGTTTCTTTCACCATGTTGGTTTTGTATAAAACAAAAATAACAGCGAGAACAGTCAATGCTAGGACATAGATCCTAGGATCACGACGAATTAGAAACACGACGGTAGCGATATAAATTATAAATCTTGAAGCTGCGTTAATTCGATCTTCTGGTGTTTGCTCACTGGTCGGCCAAAATTGAGAAATTTGGTCACGCCTGATGAGCTGCTTAGGATCGTCGAACCAGGCCTTCATTTAATATACATTAAGGTTTATTTTTCAGGAGGCCCTGAGTGGGGTCACCCATACCACCCATCATACCACCAATCATCTTCATCAAAGCATCTTGATCAAGATCCCCGTCGCCACTTTCAAGCTTATCGGCACAATCCTTCGCTAGTCCTTCAATCATAGACAATGTATCGGCAGGGATAGAAGTGATAGTGGTACCGAGCATGTAGAGTGTTTGGAGATACTGCCACGTGGCTTCCTTTGTATTGGAAGACAACTTGGACCAATACGACTTTACATCAAGCTCCTTGAGAAAATCGATGTTCTCAATCTCCTTTAGGATAAACTCTTCATTCTTATCGGAGATATGCCCGGCGTAAGGGGTTACACCACTCATAAACCCATCTACGACGAGACGGGGGTTGGTAGTCTTCAAAAGATCGAACGACGTCAACATCTTCTTAATGCCTTTTTCCTCTGGAAGAGTCTTGTGCAATTCCACAAGAAATTGACCCATCATATCGTTGAACGCAGTAACGGAAGCCATTTTCTTAATATAAACCTGTAATCTTTAAGTTTCAGAAAGGGTCTGTAGATATAGACTCCTTTTTACCTACACCATTAGAGATTATGAAAAATACGAGTATCGCATTTAATACGGCTGGTTTAGTGTATTTATTTAATTCTAATTTACCTTCATTATTGAGATGTGCTTTAAGGTGAATATACCCGGCAGTAATTAAACCCGCGATAAGAGCTGCACTGAGTGGGTCACGGAAATGTTCTGACAATGACTCCATTTAATTATAGGCAAGTTTTTTTGTACGCTGCTCTGGTGCGTCACCAAATAAAACACCTTCATCCTCACCCTGGGGTTGGGGTTGTGGTTGTGGTTGTGGTTGTGGCTGTGGCTCGAGTTCCTCTTCATCTTGAATCTCGGGTTGTGTGTGAACACCTGGAACAGTCTTGAACTCATTCATAAGACCATGAACTTCCTCAACTTCTTCCCCCTCGATGGGTGTCGGCTCCTGGGGCTCTTCAATGGGCTCTTCTTCCATGGGGGTATCCAACTCATCAACCACGTCAGGGTCTATGGTATCTTCAATTTCACCATCCAGATCGATATCCCTCGACTCCTGGGACATATAAGTTTGTAAAATTTGTTGAACGGGGATCAACTCTTTGACAGTGGTCTCGATGGCGGTACAAAAACGCGCCGTTAAACTTTCGTCACGAGTGTATTCACTCTGTTCACTGTGGAAAATGTAAGGGTCCTTGTACAGATCCTTGGCGATGTTGTTATAACACGTTTGAATGAATACCTCATTCGTTGGTAATTTAAGTGAGATCTTCTTGTTATCCGCCTTGAGACGAACAGCGGAGAGAATCTTGGTGCACGCTACAAAAACGGCGGCTAAAAGGTCATTGAACCACGCACACCTATCAGCGATATTATCAGTGTGCTGTTTAGACATCGCATTGGACCAGTTGGGAACTTCCTTCAGTAACTTCTGGAACATGATAAGAATCTTTCGACCCTTTGAAATCTTAACCGATTCCCTGTACATTTCATCAAAAACTTCAATCATAGGTGGGCACATTATGAGACATAACTGACCGAGGTATTCCTTCTTAGCCTCGACGAGTACGTTCAAGTTGTCCATTTATGATTAATAGGGTTTTTAAAAAGCTTATTTCCTACGCGCCTCCCCTGTACTTGTTCGCTATCTTCTTAAGATTCATGAGATTTGGAAATCCTGAATCGTCATCGTCATCATGGTCATTCATTTCCTTTGCCCTCCTTGGTTTAGGCCATGCGACGTATAAATCAAAGTCACTCATAAACTCTACGGTAAAACCACCCCGCATAAACTGCCTAGCTACGTAACGACACGCAGATGGTCTATCGAATACGGGGTATCCTATTAAAAACAGGGGAACGGTTAAAAACACCTGTTTATGACCGAATTCCACTGACTGTTTTATCTTGGAAGAAAACTGTTCGTAAATTTTGGTATATATTTCCTTTTTAATCAGTTTTTTCTTTTCATCAATTTTCAGAATATCATTGATGTTGATCATTACAATTACATCAACTTATTTTTAGCCTCTTCAAACTCACTCATGGTAGGGGTTGCAGCCTCCTTGACCAGCTCAAATTTAAGAAATTCCTTACCCGGTGCTCCATCTGTGAAAGCCTTCACATTGCCAGGTTGTTCAATGTCGATCGGCTGGGTACGGAGGGATACAAGTTTCATTGTGTCACCCTTCACCTCGAACGAGGCTACGACTGAGAAACCATACGAAAAGCCACCCTTTTTCATGACCATGAACACACACTCATAAATGTCATTTTCCCTCCCGGCATGTTTCTTAATTTTAGCAGTTTCTATGATATACGTGGGTGTACCGATACGCTTAGAAATCTCAGCATTCGCTTGAATGGTGAATGTTTCCATCATATCATGATTCACAGAAGCCTCAACCTCTTTGTAACCGGATAGGTTTGGTCTGGGGTCGTTGAGTCGTATGTAGTCTACAGGTTTGCTGTATCCTGAAAGTCCGAAAATCTCGGTGAATGATTCACGCCTGGTCAATAAAATGACCAAGACGAGAAGAGCCAAAAGTATATATACCTTCATCTTTACTATAGTGCGTTAATATTTTTTTACTAAATACCGTATAAATATTAGATGTCACTACTTATCTACAGTCCAAGGTGTAAACACTCAATGGATATCATCGAGTATATCAAAAGTCAGGCACAATTGAAACAGCTCGTACAATTCCATAATGTGAATACACAGGGGATACCTAGGAACTATCAAAATAAGATCACACGTGTTCCTACGATGCTGACTAAAAATGGAAAGATTCTCGTTGGGAACGAAATAAAGAACTGGTTAGACTCACTCCTACCAAAGAAGGAAATTGAGCACGGAGGGTTTGGGGATGT